TTTAAATAGTGGATTGACTTTTAACGCTGGATCTACTTTTCAAGTTATGCTTAGACGTTCAAATGCTGGGGGTTATTCCACTTTTTCCTGTCTTTTTTCCAATCGAGCTAATCCAGTGTTTAATTGTTTTGATAGTCTTGGTCCACAAAACTATTCCATAGAAACTCAGGCTAAAGGTTCAACAGCTGTTAGTCCAACTTTTAACAATGATATACCCGACTGGTATCTTTTAACAGTTGTTAGTGAAAACAAATCAAGCGGTGATGTATCTTTATATAAAAACGATTTATCACAAGCCTACACAGTTACTGGTGCGTCAGCCGCATCAGGAACATACACTAATTTGCGTTTTGGAGCGGATGTTTCTAACTATCTTGGTGACTATTTTAAAGGAGATATTGGAGCGTTTTTATTTTATAATAGAGTTTTAACGCTTTCTGAAATTGCATATAATTATAGTATTATTGCAAAAAGATTTAATGTATAAAAATAAAACAATATGAGCTATTATTCAAACACAAATTATGTGATATTTGACGTAACAGAATTAGATAAAGTCGATTTTAATTCGGTATTGGAAGATAATTCAAATACTGTAAGAAGATCTGTAGACGGTACTAAAACATTTGTAAATTGGTGGGGACCTACACCTCCTTCATTTATAGATAATTTAACTACAAAATCAAGAATTTATCCTTACGATGAAATATTAGAAGTACTAGAGGGACCTGAGTGGGTTAAAAAAATAGAATTATAATATGGGAGCAATAATAGGATTACCAAAACAAATAGTAATAACTTCTGGATTACAATATTATGTAAATGCAAGTATAGCAGCATCTTATCCTGGAACAGGTACTAGTTGGTATGATTTAAGCGGCAATAATAGAACAACTACTTTATATAATGGAGCATCATATTCTATAACAGGCAGTAGAGCAGGAATAGTTTTTAATGGAAGTAATCAGTATGCAAATGCACCAGTATCAGGAATTGATTCGAATACATACACATTTATTTCTGTTTTTAAAAGAAATGGTACTCAAGATGGCTCTAGTAGAGCAAGAAGATTAATAGAGCTTAGAGATGGCCCATCAGTTTATTTTGCAATTTCAAATGGTGGTACATCTAACAATAAACTCACTTGGGAATATGCTAGTAATGATTATAATGTTGATACTAGTTTAACAACTACTGATCAAACATGGCAATTTGCAGCTATAACATTTACAAATACAGCATCAAATAGTATAATAAATGTTTATTTAAATAAACAAGTTTTTACATATACAAGATCTTTATACAATTATACTACAACTACAAATAATATAATTTTAGCTTCTAATAACGGGAATAATGGATTTTTTAATGGAACTATAGGAGCTACTTTATTATACACTAGAGCATTATCACAAGCAGAAATATTACAAAACTATTATGCTTTAAATTCAACTTATTTCTTTTCTTAAAAATTATAGTTGTTTTAGTGTAGAGAAATTATTACCTTTACAAAAATAAGTTATGCAGTTAGAGAAATTTGAAAAGATAAAGAATAAACTAGAAGTATTAAAAATAGAGAGTAATTATTATTCTCTAAACAAAGTACTACACTATTTTTCTTATCTAGGAAATATATTCTTAGTATACTTCGGTTATTTTTTTATAAAATCTATAATAGATACATTACCTCATCTGTTTCCATATCAAGAAACATTCTTATCTGTATTTATAGCATTATTTTTAATAGGTTATGAATTAACGAAAAGATTTGTACTAGAGCAATTTACTGTAAACATAATACAAGTAAGAAGATTAACGTCTAGTGTAGTTATAGGTTGTATTGCTAGTTTACTGCTAATAACAGGATCTTTCTATTTATCAATCAATGGGGCACACAGACTTGTAGATAACACTTCATCCATAACAAATAACATAGAAAATATAACTAATCTAAAATTAGATTCAATAGCTTCTTATTATGATAAAGAAATAGAATATTATAGAAAACAACCTATAATAAACAGACAAGATAGAAGGTATACAGATTCTATAGTAGCAAAACTTCAAATAGAAAAAGATGAGAAGTTAAACAAAACTGAAGTAAAGGTAAAAAACAAATCAGAAACAACAGTAGAGAAAAATAAAGAGAACGATACTGCATTTGTTTTTATGACATTTTTCTTAGAATTTATAATAATACTAGGAGTAGCATTTAATTCATACTATCTAGTAGAATCATATAGAGAAACTAAGAAGTTACTAGAAACTCCGAAATACAAAAAAATGCAAATAAATTTATTGTTGCTAGGATTGTATTATCAAAACGGAAAGAAGACTATAGGAAACCCTTGTATGTCTGTTGTTAAATTAATATCGTTATGTAAGAATCAAAATATAGACTGTACCCAATCTGATGTAAAAGACTTCGTTGTGTATTGCTTAGAATTAGATATTATCAAAGATAATAAAAATAAGACTAAGCAGTTTAATGTAGAATACGATGAAGCAAAAAAAATAATAAAAAAAGATATAATTTTGTAACTTTATAAAAACAAATAAATATGGTAGTAGGTTTAGTACTTGTCTTAGTTCTTATTCTTGGAATTATTTTTTACATTAAGTTGGATTCAGAAAAAACTGAAGAATTGAAAAATGAAGCATTGGGTTCTAACCCATTAGAAATTCCTATTGAATCTCCCACTTCTGAAGATGATGAATTAAAAGATGGGCAAATTAAAAAGCTCATAGATAGCACAGAAGAAGTAAAGAAAAAAGTAAGAAGAGTATATAAAAAAAGCAGTAATCAGAGTGAATAAGTTTGAAGAGATTTATAAATCATGGAAAGCAGCATCTAATCCAACAAATGAACAAGATAGAATTGCTAAACTTAGATTAGCAAAGTGTCAGAACTGTGAACACCACAGACACAATGAAATGATTGATTACTATTATTGTTCAGTTTGTACATGTCCCACTAGCAAAAAAATATTTTCCCCACTTCCTGGAAAAGAAGCGTGTCCTAAAAGTAAATGGGAATTGTAACTAAAAAATTAATAAAATGGAAAATAAATTAACAGCAGAAGAATTAGCGGATTTAAAAGGACTAAACTTAAAGTATGGAGAGATACTATCTTCTTTAGGTGAATGTGATACTAATATACACGATTTAGAAGCTCAAATAGAAAAGCAAAAGCAAGAGAAATCCAATCTATTATTGGATTACATGACTGTAAAAATCAGAACTGAGGATTTGTCAAAAGTATTGGTTGATAAATACGGAACTGGTAAGATAGATTTATCTACAGGAAAAATAGAAATCATTTAGATTTTATAATTTTTGAGAATAATAATGATATTTATTGTAGTATATAATAGTATTATTATTATTCTCAAAAATTATAAAAAATGACAGAACAGATTTTAAGCGCTGGTGTATATACTTCTGAAAACGATCAGAGTTTTTATACACAAGGAGCATCGGCTACAGGTTTAGCAGTAGTAGGTCCCACAGAAAAAGGAGCAGCATTTATACCTACTAATGTAACAAGTTATTCTCAGTATAATGCTATATTTGGAAGTGATTCTAGCCATAACTACACTGATCAAAGTGTATACAACTACCTTCAAGCAGGTAACTCAGCAAAAATTATCAGAGTTTTAGGAAACGGTGGTTGGCAATACAACTCAAACGTAAAACTAGCAGCAATTATAAAGCCATCAGTCGGAGCATCATCAGGTGGATATGCTAGTTCTTCTTATGCAACATCTTCTATTATATTTGATATTTCATACAATAATTCTTTTTACAAATTAGAAGCATCAGGAAGTACTGCTTTTGTTTTCTATGGTTTTAATGGAGGAACTGCGTACAGCAGTAGTAATTATGGTAGCTATAGATACTTCGAGACCAACACTTTAACTAGTGCATCGGCTGTTAATAATTTAGTGGCTGCAATAAATTCAGTAAGTTCACTATCTTCAGTATCTGCGTCTTATTCAGGAGGTGCGTTATTAGCTTTAACTGCAAGTGTTCCCGGTATAGATGGCAATTTTTATAGGTTCGGACTAGCAGATGCAAGTAGCAAATTAACTTCATTTAGTGGAGGTACAGTTAGTGCTACACCAAGCAGTGCAAGTATTGCTGCTGTATTGTATCCGACACAGAATGACAACGTATATGCAGCTCTTAACAATACTGCAATTACAGGAACTTTTGATACTTTCAAACTTACTCTTCCCGGTGCCTACTATACAAACACATTAGTAACTGCTTCTCTAAATCCACAATCTGATATTTTTATTTCTAAGGTATTGGGAACAGATGCTACTCATAAAACAAGATCTATTTTCCCATATCTGTTGTTTGGTAATTCTATGACAGCTAGTGGATTGATAGGAAAATCTACTTCTATAGATAGTTCTTTAGTTTTAACCACATCTAATTGTACTTTTACTAGTTCTAATTCTAGTGGATATAATCACGCATCAACACCATGGGTTCTGTCTGATAGCGGTGATAGATTATTCAAATTCCACCACCTTTCAGATGGTTTCAAAACCAATCAAGACGTTAAAATATCAATTTCAAATATTACTAAAGGATCTGATTCAAACACATATTCTACCTTTGACGTACAAGTTAGGGTTTGGAATGATATTGATAGAGCTCCGTCAGTTTTAGAACAATATTTAGGAGTTACTTTAAATCCAAATTCTACTAATTACATAGTTAAAGCTATCGGAGATAAGTACAAGCAGTATGATGAAAATCAACTAAAAGTAATTGATTACGGAGATTATGCAAACATATCTACGTATATCAGAATAGAACCAGCCGCAGGAGTTACTGCAGGAACATTTCATCCACAAGTAATACCTAATGGATACGAAGCATTGTATGAAACAATAGCAGGATTTAGTACCTACAGATTACCTGCAGTTGTAAACTCATATAGTAATTCAGGCTCATTTGTTTACTCAGGATTTGATTATTCAAATGTTGATAACATTAACTACCTAAACCCTGTTCCATCTGAAGCAGTAGCAGGGAATAATATTAACTTCACAAAGCCTACAAACGACAATAAATTTTTAATTCCTTTCCAAGGAGGTACTGATGGTATGAACTATGTGACCATCAAGAAAACAGGAGCAGATATTTCAGCTGATGGTACTAACGTATTTGGATTTAATTTAAGTAGTGATACTTCAGCAGGAACTAAATCTTACAGAAAAGCTTTAGATATCATAAGCAATAACGAAGAATTTACTTTTGACTTGTTAACATTACCGGGCGTATTAGAAGAATACCACGGATCAGTTACATCTTATGCACAATCAACAGCAGAAGAGAGAACAGATTGCGTGTACATCAGAGATTTAACTTCTATGAATGCTACAATTCCTACAGCGATAGCTACAGTAGCAGGACTAGATTCTAGCTACAGTGCAGTGTACTATCCATGGGTTAAAGTTAAGAGTATCGGAAGTTCTAAAGATATCATAGTACCACCATCAGTAGCAGTTCCGGAAGTATATGCTTATAACGACAAAGTATCAGCTCCTTGGTTCGCACCTGCGGGTCTTTCTAGAGGTATTATAGCAGCTGTTGATACTAGAATTAAACTAAACAAAGCAGATAGAGACGCATTGTATTCTAACAGAATCAATCCTATTTGTAAATTCCCTAACACAGGAGTAACTATTTGGGGACAAAAAACTTTACAAATTAGAGATACTGCTCTAAACAGAATCAACGTAAGAAGATTGTTGATTGACCTTAGAACATACATCAGTAACGTAGCTAAAAACTTTGTATTTGATAACAATACAGTTGAATCTAGAAATAAACTAGTAAACTTGATTGTACCTTATATGGAAAGTGTTCAGACTCGTCAAGGTCTATATGCTTTCAGAGTTGATATAAACGAAACTTTAAATACTAATGATGTGATTGATAGAAATCAGTTGGTAGGTAAGATTTTTGTATCTCCTGCAAAATCAATCGAATTCATATTGTTAGAATTTAATGTAACAGCTACAGGTGCAATTTTCCAATAAACCAATATTTATTAATATAATAAAATAATATAAAATGCCCTTACTTTCTACAGATCAGATGCTTGGCACAGCCTTCGAACCGATATTACAACATAGATTTATCATGTCTATTGAGGGGATCCCTTCATACATGATTAAAAAAATAGGCGGTATTGGTTTTGAAGACGGAGAAGTAATCATTGATCACATCAACACATACTTAAAATTCAGAGCTAAGCGTAGATGGAACGATATCACTTTATCATTATATAATCCGGTTAGTCCTAGTGGAGCTCAAACTGTAATGGAGTGGGCTAGATTACAGTACGAAACTGTAACAGGTAGAGCAGGATACGGTGACTTCTATTGGAAAGACATCACCTTCAATGCGATTGACCCAGTAGGTAACACAGTAAATGAGTGGGTAATAAAAAAAGCTTTCATCAAAAACGTAGGTTCATTTGGAGATTGGGATTGGTCAGCTGACGCTTATACTACTATTGAAATGACTTTGGGAAATTCTGGAATGATTCTCAACTACTAAAAAACACAATCAAAAAATACAAAGACTTTACTATATTTATATGTAGTAAAGTTTTTTTGTATAAAGGAAAAAGCATAATAATATGTCTCAAATAAACAAGTTAGAAAGTCTCATAGCTAGAGTAATCAATGAAGAGTTGAATGAATTAGGTGCTCCGCCTATTCGCACTATTAATAAAAATGATCCTGATGCTGAAAAAAATGCAATAGCTGATTTAAAAAATAAAAAAATATCAGCTTATCAAAAAACAGTTTTAGAAAGAAGAAAATCAGAAAAGAAACAAAAACTACACGACTCAGATGAAGTAAGTGATGAGGTAGAAGAAGCAAAATCAACTCCAAAAGCATCTGACATGGTTGGTGAAGTATCTGAAATTATAGATGAGCTTAATGCTGTTTCTGAGACTTCTGAGAACCCTAAAGTTGTTAGGATGACAGAGAAAGCTAAGAAACAACTAGATGCAGCTAAAATGACTCTAGAGACTATTGCATCGCATGAAACTATGATGGAAGAAAAAGAAGTTGAAAAAAAGAAAAAAGTAGCCGAAACTACTTTAGAAAAAATAAAAAAATCTCTTTCAAAAATCATAAGAAATAATGAATTAGTTGCTAAGGTAATGAAGAAATTCCCTCTTCAAAGTGCTATTGAGATGCTTGATAGACAAAGAGGTATAGAACCTGAAGCTGAGCCTGATCATGCAAAAGTAGCAGAGGCTATTGCTAAAGTTGCTTTGAGAGAAGGTTTGATTATGAAAGGTCGTATTGTTTTAAATGAGGCAGAATATGATATTCAGGCTAAAGAACGAGCTGTTAGAAGAGTAGCTGTAGGCTCAGATTATCTTAAAGATGAGTCTAAGTTTACAATGGACAAAGTTTTGGAAAATATAAAAGACATTTCTGATAAACAATTTGATAGTAGTAAAAATTTTAATGATACTGCACCTAGAATTTTTAATAGTACTGATGTATTCCAAAAACTTATGGAATATTTATATGATTTATCAAAAAATTCACCTGATACACTACGTGAATATATTACTAAAATAAACTTATTCAATGATAAAGAGAGTGAGTTTATAGAAAAATTGAAACTTGAGATAAAAAAATCTTATGATGAAAATCAAACAATAAAAGATTTAACTAAAAGAGAAAAACAAGTAAAATTAAATAAGAAAAAAGGCATACAAGATGAATTTAGCGATGAAGATAAACGAAAACTAAAAGATGCCGTAAAAGCTGCTGAAAAAGAAGGAGTTGAAAACTTTTTTAAAAAAAATATAGAACCAACTAGAGTTGGCTATGTAGGAAGATATGGGCCCGGTACGTTTAGTTATAAACCCTTAGATTCTGAAGAAGATAAAGAAAATAAAATAATACTTAAAAAACCGGCTGACGTACGGCAGCAGGATGATAGAATAGATAGATTGATCAAAGAAAGAAATAAAAAATTCTTTGAAAAAATACCTGAAGATAAAAGAGAACAACTAAAATTAATAAATGCTGAAATTAAAAAAACTGTACAAAAAAACTTACTTGATATAGAAAAGAGTAGTATACAGGACCCTAATCGCAAATATACTAACAAAGAAATTTTAGATTTAGCAAAAAAGAAAAAAGAATCAGATAATAAGAGGGAGGAGTATATTAAAAGTCTTCAAAATAAATATAGTCAAATTATTGATGAGTTTATAAAAAAACCTTCTTTTTCACAAGAAAATAAAGATAAATTGGCAAAATTGCTAAATCCTAGTGTTTTCACATTACCTAGTAAACCATCTTCTTATGATACAGTAAAAACTAGTAAAAATGATGATTTTTTATACAATCAATTAATTAGAACTAAAAATTCAGAAAGAGATAAAAAAATAATTAAATTTTTCGATAAAACGTACGAATCCAAAAAAGAAGAACTGTCTGAGAATTGTAATATAGATCTTCAGTATGTTGTTTCCCACATAATTGAATATGTGTTTGGTTTTATAAAAGAAATTAAAGATGGCAAAATAGATGAATATTTAAAATCTGTAAAAGAAAAGTACAATAAGGCTATTAATGATTTTATAAAAGATTTTGATTTAAAAAATAAAAATCTTAAAGATGATACGACAGCACTTGCTGAAAGAGGTGAATATAAAAGAAAAGCTATTGAAAATATAGAAAAATTAATAAAACCTAGTAGTACTTTTGTAAATAAAAAAGAAACAGTTAAAAAAAGCAAAGAAGAAATAGAAAAAGATAAAATAGTAGTAAATAAAGTAGGGCAGGAAGTTTTTGATTTTTTAAATGATCCAAATATAGAATACTTTAATGTTGATTTAAAAAAACCTAGATACCCTAGCCCAATTAATGAAAAAAGAGATGAAACAGTATATGGAAGTCCTCAAACTAATATAAGAATAAATACTAAATTACTTTTAAAAATAATATCAAGCGATGAAATAAAAGGAAAAAGAAAAGAAAAAATTGAGGAAAAAATAAAAAATTCTGAAAACAACGATGAAAGAAAAAATAATTTATATGAGCTTTATACATATGCTTTAAAAAATTACAAAAATGTAGTATCTAAATATCAAGATGAGTTAGGATTGTCAAAAACAAGTGGTGATTCACCAACTAATAAAAAAGAAGATGATTCAACAATTTTAAAAGCCTATGATGAAATAGATGCTGTAGTTGATATAATGATGAGAGAAGATTTTACAAAAGAAGAAGCTGCTGAGTACATGAAAAATCATCCAAAAATTAGAGTAGCACTATCATCTGCAGCAGGTACAATAAGAAACGCTCGTTCAAGAGGTATTGAGATACCGAAAAAAGTAAAAGATAATTTAATAATACTTAGAGATTATGGTGTAATATCAAGATTAAAAAAATCGATTTCAAAAGATACTGAAAAACAAACTAAACCTGAATATGATGCCGAAACAAATCAACAAAAATTAATAAAATTAATAGACAAAGTCAAAAAAAATAAAGATTTTAGACTTAGTGGATTTGAAAAGTTTATTTTAGGGGATATAAATTTAGAAGGTGAGGAATTAAAAAACCATATAATAAAATTAGTTAAAGAGTATAAAAAACAAGATGATTATAAAAATAAAAAATTTAATTATTTTAGAAAAGCAATAGTTAATTATAATATTGACTATCCACACAGTTTAATACCTGGGAAATCTTATAAGACTACTTCAAAAGAAGATGACTTTAAAAACACACTGTCAAATAGATATGATGTGTTATATAAACAATTGGTCAAACAGTACGGATCTGAAGAGGCAGTAGAAAAATCTCCGGAAGCACAAAAACAACTAAATACTTTATTAAATCCTCGTGGTCAAAAGGTATATGGTGCATATCGTAATAAAGTAAATACAAAAGCAGGTGGGGAGCAAATTTCAGAAACATCTGATCCTTTTGAAAATTTAGTTAAAAATAAAACTATTGGCGAAAAAGAAAGGAATGCACGCATATACAAACAAATAGTTTTAGTAAGGAGTATGATTTTAGATAAATACAATAAAATTGTAAAACCTCTTGAAGAAGAGGGAAATAAATTACTAGATTCTATTATTAAATCTACAGGAGCAACAAATAGATATGAGGATCTTCAAAAACAATTTAAAGATGCTTTCAAACAACAAGAAGTAGATCTAACTCCATATACTTTTCTAGATAAGGAAAAAAATAAAATTTCAACTACCTCATCCGATAAAAAGACATCAGATAAAAAAGCTAATTTAGGTATTGATTTGGGTGACCTTGACATATAACCACAAACTTCCTGCTACCTCAGGAGTATCAACAAAAGCCGTACCCTTAAAAAAGGTGCGGTTTTCTTTTTAAAAAAACAAATAAGTATATATTTATATATAAATAATAATAATTTATGTCAAAACAAGTTTTTGCAACTCCTACACAACCATTAGATTTACCATCAAAAGGATTGGTGTATTCCCAATCAAGTTCATTAAGTTCCGGAATTGTCGACTTATATCTTCCTACAGCATTACATGAAGATATCTTAACTAACAGAAACTATATCCAACAAGGTATTGTTTTAGATAAGTTCTTACAATCTGTTATTGCTAGTGATATTGAATATGACGATTTGATAACAGGGGATAAAAATGCTATATTAATTGCATCTAGGATATTAGCATATGGATCTAAGTACTCCTTCAAGTACTCAGACACCGATTCTAGTCAATCTGAGACAATAACTGTAGATTTATCTGAACTAAAAAATAAAGAGCTAGATTGGTCTTTATTTACTCCTGGGGTCAATCAATTTAGTTTTGTGCTACCTATGACAAAAGTACTAGTTGATTTTAAATTACTAACAACTAGGGATGATCAAAAAATAGACGCAGAGTTAGCTGGTCTTAGAAAAGTGAATAAAAACATATCTGCTGATGTTACAGTAAAACTATACCATTCTATAATTGCTATAAACGGAAATACAGATCAGAAAGCCATTAGAGATTTTGTTAAGTCTATGCCTATGAGGGATTCTCAAGAATTGAGAAAATATATGACTAAAGTATCTCCGGATGTAGAAATGAAATTTGATTACACAAGGAGCAATGGAGAGGTATTGGAGGGCCTAAATCTACCAATGACGGTGGATTTCTTTTGGCCTAACACCTGATTATAGAAATCAAATGTTTGACGAAGTGCTGTGGCTAAGTATGAACTCTGAAGGAGGTATAAGTTATACAGAATCCTATAACATGCCGATAGCTTACAGAACTATGAACATACTGAAGATATCAGAGATAAACAAAAAGAGAAACGAAGAGATGCAAAAATCACAAGGTAGAGGAACATCTCTATCAATGACAGATCTATCAAAAAGGAAAGAAGACTTACCAGACTTCGTCAGTCAAAGAGCTGCTAAAAAATAGCAGCTTTTTTATATTTATATAAAAACAAAACATGGCTTTATCAACATCAAGTGGTAGTTTAGATACTAAAGCACTTAAAGATACTATAGATAATCTAAAAGAAACTGAAAAATTAGTAGATGCAATTAGAGATGAAGTTGTTGATATTAATGATCTATTTATAGTTCAAACAGATTTAATAAGAGAAGCTAAAAAAGCAGCAGTACAACATAAAGAGGAGTTTGGTAGGATATCAACAAATGCTACAAGCATATTAAGGCTACAAAGAGAAACTCTAGAAATAAATAATAAATTAGGTAATACATACATAAAACAAGATAGTATTACTAAAAAAATTCAAGAGACAGTAACGAGTCAAGCAACAACGGATGCGGCCCGTATTAGAGCAGAAGCTGCTCATCAAAATGATCTAAATGCTTTAAATCAAGCTCAATTAGCTGCACAAAATGCTAAAGGAAAAACAAATAAGGCAAATGCCAATGCTATTTTAAATCAAATACAGGCTCAAACAACTGAATCAAAAACTTTATTAGATGGGTATAAAAATCAGTTAAAAAACTTAGAGGCAGTGTTAATTACTTTAGATAGAATTAATCTGCAACTCCCTATCGCTAATAAGGAAATAGCTAAGATGGAACAAAAAACAAAAGCATTAGCATCACTGTTTGGTTTTATAAGTAAAATACCTTTGATAGGACCTTTTTTAAATGCTCAATTGATTCAAGATGCTTTTTTTAGAAGTTCAAAAGAAGGTTGGAAAGAAGTAAGAGAGCAAGGTTGGGAAGCATTAAAAAGTCCTTTAGTACTAGGTGCTATGGCTATAGCTGCTTGGAAGCTAGTTTATGATCAAATTGTAAAGATTGTAAAGGCATTTTTGTCAGCTGATGAAGCTATTACAAAAATGGGCAACAACTTAGCAGTATCTAGAGAAGCTGCGGGAGGTATATACGACACATTCAGAAATATAGTAGAAACTAGCAATCAATTAGAAGGTACATTAGAACAGTCTTTTTTAAATGCTACTAATATGACTAACGCACTACTATCATTACAAGATAGTTTTGAAACTAGTGCTATGTTTTCTACAAGTATGTTAGAAAATCAAATATTGCTTACTAAGCAGATGGGATTGTCTAACGAAGAAGCAGAAGGTTTACAAAAATTAGCATACCTAAATAAAACTACTGCTAAAGATATAATTGATATAAGTTTAAAACAAAACAAGAGTAGTCTATCTTACAGAAAAATACTATTAGAGATATCTAAAGTAAATTCAGAAATATCAGCCGCCTATAAAAATAATCCCGAATTGATAGCTAAAGCAGTTGTTCAGGCTAACAAATTAGGTATGACTCTAGAAGACACTAGAAAAATAGCCGATAGCTTACTTAATTTTGAATCTTCTATAGACAACGAATTAAAAGCAGAATTACTAACAGGACAACAACTTAATTTTGAAAAGGCAAGAGCATTAGCATTAGATGGTAAATCTGCTGAAGCATCCGCAGAATTAGTTAGTCAAATGGGTGGTATTAATTCTCTATCTAATTTAAACATAATACAAAGAAAAGCATTAGCAGAATCTATAGGCTTAAGTGCAGAAGAATTAACTAAATTTGCTCAAAAAGAAGAGATTGCTAAAAGATTAGGATCTGAAAATTACGAACAGCTCCAAAAAAGATATGATCAGTTGATGCGAATGGGAGAAGTTAATAAAGCTAATGCTTTATTGAGGGATATGGAAAAACAACAAAACGGTCAACTATTAGCTCAAGATATATCAAGAGCATCCCTTAATGCTAGATTCGCTGAATTAATGGTTAAAATACAAGAGATATTTGTTGATATGGCAGGACCTATAGAAGGTTTGATTCGTGGTATAGCAGGTTTAGCAAAACATACTACGTTATTAAAAGGTATTTTTATAGCAATATTAGCTATTACTACTGCTATAGCTACTGCTTTAACTGTCGCTGCTGTAGCGTCAATAATTGCGTCTGGAGGTTTAACTGCTTTAACTGCAGGAGCTGCAGCAGGCGGTATTACTGCTATTGCTGCAGGTGCTTTTTTAAGTTCTGGTCCGGATACATCATCATCAAAAGAGTCAGGAAATGTTCCTCAAAGTGTTGTTCAAGATTCGTTAATAAATCCAAACGGTAGGGTAAGTATATCTACTCCTAGAGGAAAAATAGTACCTGATGCAAATGATTCTATAATTACCACAACAAATCCTAACGGTCTGCTATCAGGAGGTACTAAATCAGATAGTTCAGGAGTTGAGTCTAGATTGGATCAATTGATAAGTGCTGTAAAAACAGGAGCAGGAATTAATATAGATTCAAGAACTTTGGGAACTTATCAAGGAATGAATCGTAATTCCTTTGCGTAGTATATTTATATTAAATAAAAACAATGTCACTAAGAGATTTAAAATCAAAACTCGGATTCTACAATGGTGGGAGACCTGATGACTTTGAACTTGGTCCACAATCAACATTGCATAATGTATCTTCTACTTATGGACAACCTCCATTCTCTAGCTACAAAAGTGCTTTTTTGAAGACTAAAGTTCCGACAAATCCTGTATTTTTGTTCCCACAAAATCCTAAAAAGTATTTAGACAATCCACCAAAGTAATGCCATCATTAAAAGAGTTATCAAATAATTTAAGTACTTTTAGATACTATAATGGCATAGGTAATTTTACTGCGAATAAAATACCTTATGGCAAAGATTTGCCTAGTGGTGGAAGCAGTAATCAACCTTTTGTGAGGACTCCTCCTGGTTTTCAGTGGAGTCCTTCCAACTTTGATGATGGATTTATTCAGTTTGGTGCGGTTACAGCTACTACAAGAACAGCTGCTGATTTGCTTAGGATTGGTAAATTTTTAACTACTACTGTACAGGGACCTTTATTTTTACTCAAGCAGTATGGTTTGCAACATACTAATCCAAAAATTGAGTTTAAAGGAGAAGCTACTAAAAATTACGGCCCCACTAGACAGTACACCCCCCTACCTTTACTAGCTCAAGTTGCGGGAAATGCTATAGGAGCTAGGTATATGCGTCATGGGCTAATCCCTAAAATATCCGATACTACAGAGTATGAGAAATATGTGTATAAGAAGGATTTAGATTCACAAGGAAAAGACAATAGATTAGTTAATCTATATCAGAAGTTATCCGATAGTACAACTCCTGAATCAAAACAGGGGTATATCTTAAAATACTCAGGCGGGCCTAATTCTTTTTATGGTATTGGGGATACTACTATTAAAAGATATGGTAGTATATTAACTAATACAAAATTACCTAGTACGGGTTCATATAAAAAACAAGTCTATAATAACGGAAATACCGGTAGTTTAGAGACTTTGCTAACTACATACTCAACAACAGTAGGATTGGGAGATTATACAGTTAATCTAAACGGAACTGCAGTACGAGTGCCCAATACATCAACCCCCTTATTGGGAGGAAGTGTAAAAACAGCAGATAATATATCAAATGGATTTATATCAATACCTGTTGATAAAATAATAAACCCTGCTCCTGATAGACCGTTTACTCCTTTTGGACAAGAAGTTAAACCTAAAGATACTCCTTTTATTGTGGGGGAAAAAATAGATTTCAGAATATATAAAAATAAACTGAATGAAGAAAAAGATTTACAAGGTATTACTTTACCGACATCTGATTATTCTAAATACAATTTAGAAGATAGAATAGGAATAACTAAAAATAGATCAAAGTTCCATAAATCTAATTATACTTACACTAGTAAAGATTCTCAAGTATTAGATACTGTAAATGCTCTAAGTTTGTATTACAGTTCCGGCCCGCAACCCGGTAAGGGCGCTCTAGATTTAAACAATAGAGAAATAGTAGATACTCCAAATGGAAACAGAGATGTTGGGTCTATTAGGGATATGATTAAGTTTAGGATAAAATCAATAGACAATAACAATCCTAGTAGCGGTATATACATGGTATTTAGAGCGTACATAACAAATCTTAAAAGAGATGTTACAGCAAAATGGAATCCGTATACATATGTGGGTAGGGGTGAAAATTTTTACTTATATGATGGATTTACAGAAACTATATCATTTAACTTTGATATTGTAGCATCAAGTAGGTATGAAATGAGGCCACTATATCAAAAACTTAACTATCTCATATCAACGCTTACTCCTGATTATTATAACAATAGAATGAGAGGAAACATATCAGAATTAACTGTGGGTGATTTTATATTGTATCAACCTGGTATTATAACTAATTTAAGTATGAATGTAGATGAGAATACCAATTGGGATATAGCTATTGATGAACCTGAAAACAGAGAAGATAAGGATATGCATGAATTGCCTCAAATGATAAGATGTTCTATTACCTTTATACCAATATATAATTTCTTACCTAGAAAGTCAATAGATAAATCTCCTTTTATAGGAATAGATTATTCAGGAGATGAAAAAGAAGGTCAAAAATGGTTATCCGGTAGTGGTAGTATAAATCTTGGGATGGTAGGTAAAAAAGCTGACCTAGTTGAAAATACTAATTCAAAACAAGCTAAGAAATGAGATATGAAAATGTTACCATATTAAAGGATGACTTGACAAACAGACGATACTATAGGGGTGTTAAGTACCCCCCTGTTCCATATAATGATGAAGACATTTATATTATAAGCGTATATGGAGATCGTTTGGATATACTATCTTATGATTACTATGGCACAACAGATGATTATTGGATAATACTTACAGCAAATAATTTACCCGGAGATAGTTTATATTTAGTCCCCGGTACTCAAATAAGAATACCATCAAATACTTCTGATTTGAAAATGGCTTTTGATACTTTAAATTTAATATAATGTTATGTCAATATTTAAGCAGACTTTTGCTCCTCACATTAAAAAACAGATAGAAACTAGACAGAATCTATTAGACCTAGAAAAAAGAATTCCTCAGTTTGCTCAATACGTATCAGCAAAATCTCCATGGGTTAAGATGACCTCTATGGTTGATTATGATAATAGTATAAAATTAGCAAAAGATTATATCCTATTCGGAGGAACACTATTACCAAAAGAAGGGGATGATACTAATAAACTATTTAAATTAAGATCAGGAATTTCCACAAATGGGGCATCCTATGGTAGTAATCTAGGATCAAAAGAATACGGCATAAGACCTATGCCCGGTATAACTAGCGTTAGTATCAAGAGCAGGGGAGCCTACGGATCTCTAAGAGATACTACCATAAAGTATTATGCTTGGGATGTGAAACAACTACAGAACCTAGAAATACTGTATATGAAACCAGGATACCCAGTATTAGTAGAGTGGGGCTGGTCTTTATATTTAAATAATGATAATTCTT